CCAGGTTAACTCTTGGATCTCTTTCTATTTGATATATTACCCAGTATGGTTAAAAGGATACTAGGGTTCGATGTTTCTTCTACTACTATTGGATATTGCGTATTAGAATTAGACAATAATGATATTCGTTTTGTTGGCGCTTCTTATTTGAAGCCTGCTAAGAAAGGAACTATCATTGAACGTATTGTTGATACAAGAGATAAGATTCAATCTATTATTGATAAAGTAAAACCTGATTATATTGGGATTGAAGATATCATTCAGTTCATGCAGGGTAAGAGCACAGCCAAGACTATTATAATGTTAACAACATTTAATCGTATGATAGGTTTGTGCGCTTATGATTATTTGAAATCTTCTCCCGAGTTGTTTAGCGTAATGACTATAAGGCATGGGTTAAAGACCGGCAAGGATTTGCCAAAAAAAGAAGATATGCCTGAACTTGTCGCCAAACATTTAGGAATTACATTCCCTTACGAGGTTAATAAAAAGGGAACCGTCAAAGTTGAAAGTTTTGACATGGCTGACGGCGTAGCTGTCGCGTTATATTACGCCTTTGTATTGACCGGAAAAGTGAAGCGCAAGGGTAAAAAGAAATGAATCTTAAGGAAGCCTACTCAATCTTAGAAATACCTCAGACGGCTACCCCGGAAGAGGCTAAGAAAAAGTATCGCGAACTTACTAAGAAGTACCACCCTGATGTAAACAAGGAAGCGGGTGCTGAGGACAAGTTCAAGAAGATCAATGAGGCATATCAGGTAGTCTCTTCTGGAAAGAGTACTGACCGTGAAGCGCAGCATTGGCAGCAGAATGGTATTCATAATCCATTTAATGGCCAGCAAGTTTTCATTCAACCAGAAAACATTCCAATACACACTACTATTTCATTTAAAGATTCTATCTTAGGCTGTAAGAAAGAATTTAAGTTTACTAGAAAGACCAAATGTCCGTCTTGTAATGGTCAAGGCCAAATTACCAGAAACAATGGCTGTGATAAGTGTGGGGGTCGTGGACAGGTAGTGTCTCGTCAGGGGAATACTGTAATGATTCAGACCTGTGATAAATGTTATGGAAGAATGCAAACTGATCCATGCACGTATTGTAAAACTGACGGAATACTGGATGCCGAAGCTTCTATTAACGTATCCATTCCAGGAGGCGTTCAGACTGGAAATGTTTTACGCCTAAGCGGAATGGGTAATTTCGCTGGTTTCTTTATGGGACAGATAGAACAGCATACAGATGTTCATTTACACTTGACGGTTACCCCGGAGCCGGGTCTTCGTTTAGATGGTAATCAGGTGGTATCTTCTTTAGAGATTTCTCTCCTGGAAGCCCTTAAAGGGTGCAAGAAATCCGTTAAAACTATTCTAGGAAGCAAAGAAGTGGATATTAAACCTAAATCCAAAAACAAGGATGAGGTAATTATCCCGCGTTTAGGTGTCAATGGTCAAGGAGATCAAAAAGTCATTCTGGACGTTACTTACCCCAAAGATGTCAGTAAGTTAATTGATATTCTGGACAATAAAGGATAATTATGCCGTTCTCTACTTTTTGCACAAATAAAGGATGCGGTAAGATACAAGAACCCTATTTAGACCCGCAAGATAACAAAGTCTACTGCTCCTTGTGTGACGGTGAAATCACTAACATTACACACTTTGTTAAAGTACAGATGAAGAGCATGAAGCAATTTAGGCAGAAGAAAGCTAAGCCTTTCGCCGTTAAATGTGCTAAATGCGGGAGAGAAGAGCGCCCGAAGCTGGTGCAGGACGATATAGTGTGTGGAGCTTGCTCTCAGCCGCTTGATAACCTAAGTCCGATATTCAAGAATATGTTAAAAGACAAGCTGCGAACGACTGATAAAGACGTTTAAGCATCGAAGGAAGCAGCATGTTAGATAAAATTGTAGAATCTTGCAGATATCTTCTTAACAACTTTCCAGAAGCTCAAGACTGCAAAGAGTACTTGGACTCTCGACTAGTTCTTGAAAGTCAAGAGCGTTTTGCGTTTGGTTACTTTCCTGGAATGAAGAACCTTCGAGCCCTAACTGATATGGTAGGGGAAGATACTCTTTGTAAAGAAAAACTCTTATATTACAAGACTATAGAAGATTCCTTATGCCCGCGCAGCATTCCTATGTGCTATTTTGAGCATCACCCTCTCATTATGCCTTTCCGTAACGTTTATGGTGAAGTGGTAGCCTTGGTAGGTCGTACCATGATGCCTGAGCCAGAATGGAAGGCATTGAAAATACCCAAGTATAAGAATACCTCAGAGACCAATGCTTTTAAGAAGGGTAATCTATTATTTGGTTTATACGAGAATAAACAATCTATTATAGAGAAAGATTGTGTCTATATAGTAGAGGGTCAATTTGATGTGATAAAAGCTGTAGAGAAGGGATTTACCAATATTGTAGCTTTGGGTAATTCTCATATGACTTCCTATCAATTTTCTGTCATTAGCAGATACACCGATAACATATTTTTGTTGTTGGACAATGATGAAGCCGGGGAAAAGGGGAGGAAACGCATTGTCGAAAAATTCGGTAAATTAGCCAATATTCAAAATTTTTACTTACCAGAAAGTTACAAAGACATCGACGAGTACTTTACAAAGACTGGTGATGAGTCAGTGTCTTTTGACATTAAGGGTTAAAATTTTAAGTTAAATTTTCGGCACTTAATTATTGATATATTCTGATTCAGTCTAGTCTTTACTGTGGAGTATAAATGGAACGTAGAAAAAATCGATCAGATAAGTATCAATGGGTATTATTAGAAACTGTTTGCTCAAATGACATGCTTGAGTCTTTTTGCAACGAGGACAGTATCTCAGCCAGACTTAATCCATTTGAATACAATGAAGGGCTCATGGAGCTAGAAGAGCAGTTAAAGAAAGAGTTTTGGCGCGTAGTTGATACTTTATTAACTCCAAGACAAAGAGAAGTCATCAGATTATATGCCGATGGATATACTCAGATGGAAATAGCCAAAATGCTAAATGTCAATCAAAGTTCTATTACCAAGTCGCTTAACGGAAACGTTGATTACAAGAATGGTAAGAAGATTTATGGTGGGGCTAGAAAGAAAATCCGCAAGATTATTGAAAATGATGATAAAATCAAAGAAATCTTGGTCAAGATGAGAGATTTAAGAGACGAGCGCTGGTAAATCAAATACTAAAATGTTATAAGGGTGTATCCTTTGAATAGGGTACACCCTTTATTTTTGTTTAAAAATGGACTTATTAGTACCCCTTGGGCCGAAATAAAGTCTATAATCGTATCAATATTTCTTTATCTATGTAAGGCATATTCTGTTTAATGGGAGATGTAATGTCAAAATTTTCGATAGATTACTCAGGTTTGGAGAACAAGATCTACAAGAGGGCTTACAGACTCAGCGATGTAAAAGACCGTCTTGAGACCGTTGCTTTTGACATTGTTAGATTCAAGGACAGTGATAAAGCCGCCGATTTATGGCAAGTACAAAGCGCTGAAGATGGCGAGTACATTGTAGCCTTATACCAACCAGAGGAAGAGCAGAAGACTGCCAACCACTGGGAAGTACTAGTTAGCAAGACTGCTGGCGAGCTACAGGTGTATTACAAGGGAGACCCAATCGTAAGGGTAGCTTCCAATAAGTTGGGCATTCCTTCTAGTGAAGTTTCAAAAGTTCCAGAATATTTGCCTGCTAAGTTGGCTACCAATAAGAAGCTGGTCAAAGCTCTTTTGAATCAATTGCCAGAATCAGCTAAAAAATTGGTATTAGATAAATACCCTGAGTTAGTATAACATACGGAATAGGTGCTGAAAATGAGCCTCGACAAAATACAACAATTAGTAGGTTCTCTAGCTAAGTCAGTGGAAGACAATGAGAGAATTGCTACTCCAATCCTAGCGGCAAAGTTGGCCAAGGCCGTTGATGCCTATCCAGGTGATCAAACCATTGGCGCCATGTCCAGAGTAATTGGAAAGATGGCAGCTAATAACACTTTGTTTATTCGTAAGGCTGAATTGAAAGCCCTCTACACTAAGCTACATTCTCGTAATACTAAGTTCGCTGAATTATTTCAAAACGAACTTGGCACTATGACTGAGCTAGCTACCCCACAAATTTTTGAGCGTGATGAGGCCACCAAGGAAGTTAATCCTTTCGAAGTTGGCGATGCCGTTCTTGCCAATGCACTTAATAGTGTTTTTGATAAGCATGCTCCATTGAAGATGTACTCCCAACAGTTAGCTAACAAAGCATTAGCCTCAGTGGCTAGTTCTTTGGATGCCTGGAACTTGAAACCAACTGCAATTGCAGTCGATGATGGTAACGATAAGTTCCTTGTTATCAAAGCTGACTATGAGACTCCAAAGGGTGTCACTAGTCTTTATATTCCAGTTGAAACACCAGATAACAAAGTTGTTGAAGCTTCTGTTTTCATGGGTAACACTGGCCCACAAGAACTAAATCACACCAATATCAAGACTTACTTAACTACCCAAGCTGGCACCAAGCTAAAGATGAATGCCACTGGTATTTTGTCTGTTCTAACCAAGGCTGCCTCCGAGAATAGAGAGATTAGCGATGCAGAGATTGCATTAACCAAGCTAACCGCTACCCGTCAGGGCAAGTCTGAATTTTTCACCAACCAAATCGTTGGACAAAAGGTTGCCGAAGCATCCGCTAAGGAAGTTGAACTTCCAAAGTATGATGAGTTCGTTTCTTTTGAAAAGCAATTTACTTCTCCTTACGGACAGGCTGCATGGCAGTTTGGAGCCGATAAGGTCAAGGTTGCAAGAGAATACATTATCAGAGAGCTAACTGGTTATGGTCACAAGAATCCACAAGTAACAGTCACCAAGAGTGATGATGCTACTATTTTCTACAGCGTTGCTCTTGATGCTGGCAGAGTTGGATTTACTGTTCCAGTCAAGGTTGCCGAAGGTAAAGTAGTAAAGCCAAGTGTAATGCTATGCAACGGAACTGTTGCTCCATTTAATGCTGATGGCGTTAACGGTTTGTATGTTAACAACGCTAGTGACTTCAAGGCTGCCGCTGCTGCTTCTCCATTATTTGGATTGAAGCCAAGTGATGTACTTAACAACCTAAGAACCGCTCTTGCTGAGGGAAATAACGAAAAGGCTGAAGATGCCTTAAATGTATTGTCTAGATCAGGTGACACCAAGGCTTATGCAACTGGATTCCAGTTGTTGATGCAGGGTTTGTCTGGCAACAAGAAGGAAGCTTCCGCACCATCTAAGTGTTCCCATATGATTAAGACCTCTACTAGTGAGCACCCTGTTTGTGCCCATACCGGCCTACCAGCTCACAAGGTATACCAAGATAAGGATGGAAATTGCAGACCACTTTATCGTAGAGGAATGGATGAAACTTACGAAGGAGCCGTTTTCAATAACTCTAAAATCTTCGGGTGATCTATGAAAATGATTAGGTTAGCCGAACTGTTAGCGTACAAATACAAGGTCGCCGCTAAGCCTGAAGAGATTGAAGGCGATGTTCGCCGTTCTATTACCCAGCTATGGGAAATTGCTAATAAAAGATTTAATATCCTTCGCTCTTGTGCCGAATCAGGAGTGGCCGGCGCCAACACGCCTGATGAAAAGTTAGCCGAAGCAGGTTACAACTTTACTAAATCTTTACTTAATACGATTGACGTTCTTAAAGTAAATCAAGCTACTGTTGATTTAAAGACTCTAAGAGCTAAGTTTCGTGAAATGAAAGCCCTTATTGATAGCCAAATGAAGGCTGATGATAGAGGAAAGCAAGATTTTCCATCTGTTTCTATGTTGGTTTACTTTTTAGTCCCAGCAGCTAAGAAACATGACGAAAGACAAAAGGGTGGACAATACGCCAAGGCTAGAACTGGTTTAATTAATCTTTACGGTATTATTTCTGATGGACTCTTTAATCTAAATAAATTAAAGATGATGGAATCTGGAAAATCAGAAGAAGCCATTGAAGATGCTGAGAATGAGTACAGAACTTACGACAGACCAAGGTTGAAGCCACGTAGGGCCCCGTTGTCTGAATATGATATTACTCCATTTATTAGACAATATGGTTTGGAGTTTGGTATTCAATCAAATGATGACTGGAGAATTGCTTTTGAAAATGACCCTTCATTTAAGGAACAGATTCATACCGTTATTAACGCCTTAAAGAGAGGTCATTCTCCTAGGGATGAAGCTTCAGTCAAAATGCAGCTTGCACAAATTTTTAAAGAACATGCCGAACGAATGGCCACTAATGCTCCTTTATTTGAAGCACCCGAAGAGCAGGCTCAGCAACAGCTAAACCAACTTCCTCCTGAGGAAGAATGGAGCAAGCAGATGCATGAGAGAAAGAAGCAAAAACAAGAAGGTGTTGATGAGGGAGAGGAGTAAACGATGAGAATTTCTGAAATGTTAAGCGCAATCGCTTCCTGGTTGGAAAGCCCAAACAATGAAGCCGTCCTGCTAGCCGAATACCACGAGGGTAGCATGAAGGTTGTAGCTGAATCTTGTGTTCTAGCTGCCGCTCTATTAAAGAACGCTGCTGAACAAGTCAGCGAAATGGAACCACCTGAAGAGTCCAAAATTACCCCACAAGCCATTGAAGAAATTGCTGCCCTAGCTGCGGCCTTTGATGCCTCTGGTGACCCAGCTCTTAAAAAGCAAGCTTCCGTTCTAGATGAGTTACTTCTATCTATTGCTGCTCCTCCAGTTGAAGGTCGCAAGGATTTGTTAGACGCTAGAACCGAAGAGTTAAAGAAGAAGTACGAGAATCCTCGTAAAGAGCTTCACGATACCAATAAGATTGGCGAATCAGAAAAAGCAATTGATAAGAGCCAAATGACCAAGCAGTACGATATTTTAGAGGCTCCTTTGAGCACTAGATACTGTCCAGATCATCCAGGCGTCCAGATTGCGCGCGTAGGCGAGCACATGTGGCAATGCGAATTAGATAAGAAGTCTTACAACTTTGAAACCGGTTTTGAATTAAATAACGGAGCTAAGGTTCCTGGTGGTGATGTTGCTCAACAGACTCAAGGTCTTAATGTTCCTTATCATGCCATCTTTGATACCCGTGAAGGCAGATTAGGATATAATAAGCCATGAAGGAATTAAATGAGCAAACTAACTTACAAGAAAATTCTGGAGCATCCAGATAAAGACGAAATTATCTCTAAGTTGGTAATTGGTAGCTCACCAACCGATATCCATGATTGGTTAAAAGCAAAGTACACAAACGTTAGCGAAGCTAAATTTGTTTTATCAGAAAAACTGATTAAGTCATTCCAAAATACTTATTTGGATTTTTATAATGATGTAATGCAAGACCTTTCAAAAGTAAAGGGAGCTATTACTACCAATTCAACCGATCAATTAGATTTGGCTGTTAAGAGTAATCCATCGTATAAAGATGCTTTAGTAAAGATTGCCAATAACGAATTAGATATTGATACCATTATGGCTAAGATGGCCATCAATGTTGAGGCTCGTGTTGCCCAAATTTATGATATTGTGCAGGATAATCCAAACGATATTAATACCAAGGTTGAGCGTGTATTGATTGAATACATTGATGCTTTGGGTAACTTATTGGATAAGTATCATAAATGGAAGGAAGGGCGCACTCCTGACCAAATTATTCAACATAACGTGACTTTGCAGGTCGTAGATCAGCATATTTCTGTATTTCATGATGTAATCAAAGAAGTTTTGTCTCAGATGGATTTAGAGACTTCTATGTACTTTTTGGAAGTTTTTAATGAAAAAATGTCCAAATTGAAGCCTCCAACCCCTGAAACAGCACCTTCACAAGAAATGAAGCTTGCCGAAGCAAAACTCCTTAACGAAACCATCAACAAGAAAATCAACGAGTTATGAGTTCCATCAATCGCTTTTCAAAACTACAGGATCCGCCAAAACCAGATTTGGCCAAGCGCCCTTATTCTGATAAAGAATTAGAGGTGACGGAGGAGATGCAGCCTAAACTTGAAAAGTTAATGGAATTTTTTGATCAATATGGTATTGATTATGGAAAGTTTGATCCTGAATCAATTCCACGATTGGATTTTAGCAAAAGAAAGGCTTATCCAAACACAGAGGTGTACATGCACGTCCCTGGACAGCATGACACCCAGAAGTGGTTACAGGCCATTAGTGATATCTACCGTAAAGAAAAGTCTGGCGAAAACAGAGTAACAGCTATTCGCAGAGTAACTTCTGGTTGGAATGTCATGGAAACTTTTGATTTTCTTAACTGGGTTAAATTCTATGAGGCGGGAGATCATATGAAGTATAAATTTGCACAACTATGGTTCGAGGAGTCTGGTCCAAAAAAGTGGTACCAAAATCCAGAACTTCCAGGATATGCCCTACCTATCGATGCAGATAAGTCGCCTGCCCCTGCCCCTGAAGTTTCCGGAGCAGATATCGATTTTGCCAAGAGTCGCGCTACTGATGAGTCTGAAAGAAGAGACATCATTGAGAAGCAAAGAAACAAAATTATTGGTCGTTTAGACTCTGCCGAAAAATTGCTTCGTTCTAAAGACGGCCACTTATTCGCAGGAAAAGAATTTGAAAGTCTATTAGAATCTATTTATCAACTTAAGAAGAAAATTCAAATGGTAAATAAGATTAGTTCTTCTACTAGATTGTATGAAGATATGATTATCCGTCAGGCTAATGTTTTAATCAAACAAGGTTTTACTAAAGCTGCTGGCGTTCTATATTCTGTAGCCCAAGCTCCAACTCCAACGCCACCACCAGATCCAACCGGGGCCGGAAATCCAGGCGTCCCATCAGGCGGTGCTGGTACCCCAGCTCAACCAGATGGAAATGTTACCATGCCTCAAAGCGAGAAGAGTGCGCCTCCTGGAATTGAAAAATTCCTAAAGGGATTGGAAAAGGTAAACTTCTCTCCAAGCGATGACAGCAAGGTAGAAGATGATTTAGAGGTTGAAGATTCTCTTGAGGTTAACGAAGCGGATGATGAGTTACTAGTTACAGAGGCTCAGGCTGCTGAACCAATGACGACTACTCCTGCACCAGCTCCACTAAATCCAGCACCAGTGGCCCCACCTGCCGCTGAAGAGCCTGCCGCTCCAGAGGTTGCAGAAGAGCCTATTGAAGTAACAGAAGATGAAATTGCTGCCCCTACCGCCCCACCAGAAGGTGAAAAGACGGATACGGGTGGTGGCGACTTTAACGCTAAGATGGACTCTATGATGGCTAATGTTTCCATCTCCGATATCGTAGCTGAGTTAGAAGACTTGGCTAAGGTATTTAAAGTTAGAGAAATTCCTAGAAGACTAGCTCTTGTAGATATGATGTTAGACAGCAAGGGATTAGCATCTTATTTCCCATCTCTTTCTGAAGCTCAAAACAAAGCTCTAGAATCCAACAACTATATCTCTAGCCGTGTAGAAGATATTCTTTCAAAACTACGTGGTGCTCTATCCACTAAGGACGTTGATCTTAAGGGCGGTAACGTACCCGAGAGTCCAGAAGTAGCTGGTATTAAAAACAAGCTACAATCTGATGAAGAAAAAGAAAAGGCTCGTAAGCAGATGAGAAAAGATCAGGAAGCTGCTGAATTAGCCGGTAATGCTAAAGAGACACCAGAAGTTGAAATTGAAGAAGACTTAGGTGCCCCAGCCGCTCCTCCACCAGTAGCAGCCCCTCCGAAAGCTCCACCACCTCCAGCCTAAACAAATGAATGAAACTTCGAGAACTTCTCCAACAAATGCAGGATACCCAAAAGAAAATAGGCTCATCTGAAGCCTATATCTGCGGTGGTACGCCTAGAGATCGCTATCTCAAGCACTTGGAGAATATTTCGGATTTAGACATTACAACTGGTGACAAGACAGTTGGATATTTATCTTCAGAATTCGGCACTATTTTAGGCAAAAAATACAATGTAACTAGAAGAGATCATGATGATGGTCATAGTTCCATTTACATTGGTTCATTTAAAATGGACTTTTCTTCCAATTTTAATGTACCAAATATTGATGCCATTCTTGCTAAGCAAGGAATTGCTCGCCCAACTGAGATGCAAAAAGAGATGTTTAGCAGGGATTTTACCTGTAACGCTCTACTATTGTCTTTAGATCTTAAAAATCTAATAGATCCAACTCACAAAGGCTTTCAAGATATTAAGGAAAGAAAAATCAAAACTTGTTTGTCTCCAGAAATTACTTTAACTTCTAACAAGAATAGAGTAATTAGAGCTATTTATTTAGCTTCCAAATTAGATTTTGATATTGATCAAAGTATCATTGATTACGTTACTAGAAATCCATCTTCAGTTAAAATTGCTAGTGAAAAAGCAATGACTGAAAAATTGAATGAAGCATTTAATCGTGATGCTGATAAGGCCGCTTTCTATATTAGCAAAATGAATTTATGGGAAGAGATTCCAATTACCGAAGTAGTTCAACCATACTATATGAAAGCTAAGGGGATGCCAAAGCAGGCTTATTTCCAAGGCGGGGGTGGTGTTAATGAGCCAGCTCCTAAAAAGAAAAAATACAAGTCTGACCCAGCCATTGTCAATCAAACGCGCTTCAAGGAACCCTTCTATCGTAATTACGACCTTTACGACATCCCTGGATTCGAGCACATCGGCCCCGGAGCCGGTTGGCACTCCATGGAAAAGTATAAAAGCGTCTCTGAATTTCTAAAGGCCAAGCGCAAGAAGATGAAGGACAAGTACAAGGCTGATGATTCCTGGATTGAGGACAGTGGGGAAATTACCAAGAAAAATCCTCAAATCAAAGCACGTGCCGAATTAATTTCGCAAATTATGAAAACTGCTATTGATTTTCCAATAGATGATGAAATTGAGACCCTTCCTCCTGAGCATGACGACGCTTCTTTTCAGAGGCTTTTTATGCTTGGACCTGAAGGTGAACCTGGTGATATGAGTACTTTCCCTGGATTCCCAAATCTAGGAGATAACTCCAGTTTTATGCACGCCACCGAAATTGGTGGAGGCGAGCCTCCCCTATTCTACCCTGACTTTGAGGGTAAACCACCAACTACCTTAAATTATGGCCGCGACTATGAGGAAGATGGTGATTCGGTAGATGAAGAATTATTAAGCCAAATAATGGATAAATACTTATCTCATGAACAAGATTCAGATTTATACGGCTTGCCAGATGGGTTTAACCATTCGGAAGAAGAAGATACCATAATTGATGAAATGAATCCAGATTATGGAACTTTGGGACCGGAAAGTCTCATCTATGAAGATAAATGGAATATTTAAAACTGCGGATATTACTACATATAAATGCATACATGTGTGAAAAAGCACTCTAGAGGTACCTAAATGTCATTACAGTCAACAGCACAAGAACTAATAGTTGTCGACCCTTCTATGGGCGCCCCAATGGGTGGTGGCGGAATGGAATTGGTCCCCTTGGAAGTAGTTGATTCGCCAGAAGAACATGGCGGTCATCACCACCACGAAGAAGACTTTTCTCCAGTAGAAGTTACCGATCACCCAGTAGAATTAGAAATTGTAATGGATCTTCCAGGCGCCCCTCCAGGAACCGAAGACCCAGAGCCTGTTCTTGAAGTATCTGAACCTGAAGAAGATAAAAGCAAGGCCATGGATGAAGACCCAGCTAAGGCCGCTAAGAATGAAAAATGGGATTGGTCCAAGCGTGGTCCAACCGGATTTATTGCATGGGTTAAAGAGCGTTGTGATGACGTTCCAAAGCACTCTGGTTATGACACCGCAGGACTTGAGAGAGCAGTTGCTTATCTTGAAAGATTAGACAACGAAGTTTCCAAGGCCATGAGAAATGACATCGATGGTGAGTTAGATGCCAATCAAATTGAAAAAGTTCGTTCCATCATTGATAACGGTATTGAGCGCTTGCATGACCGTCTTGATAAAGTTAAGAGCAGCAAGAAAAAGAGCCGCAAGAAGAAGGCAGAATTCTCTGAAGGACTAGTTAAAGAAGCTCAGAAGATTACTGGCGTTCAAGGTGTGTTCGTTACTGTTCCTCTTTTGATTTCCAGAGTTGCCAGAGTCTGTATTAACGGCATGGTTTCTGGCGGACATGATATCGAAGACTTGTACGCAAGACAAGTTAAGTTCTATAAACTAAATGATCGTGAGCAAGCTGAAGTTATGCAACTACTAGCTGACATGGGCTATGCTGTCAAGCAAGACAGAGGATTCATGCCAGACCAAGACGTAGATGTAGCTTCTAGCGACAATATGGACTGGGCAGCAAACTACAAGGGATAACATGTCTAAATACATCAGACACCAGCCTGTGATTGCAAGACAGGCCGACGAACCAATTGGAGAAGATCACTGGCTCAAGCAGTTTCAAAAGAACTTGCAAAAGGGAGCGGTCCAACCAAGACAACAAGCGTCCTTGTTTGATCAGATTAATTCCATCATGAATGGTAAATCTAAATTTCCTTCTGTTGATGCAGCCGTTCAAGACATGAAAGAAAGAAGCGGGTTAACCGCTTACTTAGATAAAGTTAGCGGATCTTCTGATGTAAAAGCTCCAGCTAAAAAAGTAGCTTCTGCTGATGAGCAACAGGTCATTGATAAGAAAATAGAAATGACTCCAGTTGTAATGAAGAAGTTCCCTCCAATTGCTAAGACTTTGGAGAATTATATTAGGGATACCAAGGGCAATCTACCGGTTCCAGCCATCATTGAAAAGATTAGATCGATTCATCAATCCGACGTTTCTGATGCCAAGGATTGGGATGATGAAAAATTGATTCGTTTAGTTAGTAAACTTAATCTAAAAGCTAAAGTAGATAATCCAAATAGCTATGATCAGAATACCAATCTAGGTACACGCGATACTGGAGCAGATTCTGAAATCGATCCTTCCAATACCGATGCGTTTTATGCTCTGACTCCCGTTAAACAATAAGGGGATTCTGTGCCCGCTAGCAGTAATGATAAAGACCTATTTAACAAATTAAAGAAAGATTTACTGAATCTTGATCCAGTTTATTTTTGCGAAACGTATTTAACACTTGATGGAAAGCCATTTAGGTTAAGAGGCAATGGGTATAAACCTTTCGCCGACATTTACAGATACATTGGTATTAAAGCTCTAGAACCAACTTCTAAGCCGCTCATTATCGTTAAAGGCCGTCAGGTCGGCGCCACTACCATGGCCAGCGCCCTTGAAATGTATTTCATGGGCTGCGGATTATTTGGAACAAGTGAAAAGCCACCAATTAGAATCATTCATGCCTTTCCTCAATTGGAATTGGCTGCTGCTTATTCTAAGACCAAGTTAAACCAAATCATCTCATCATCAGTTCAGATGGGACAAGAGACGGATAAAAAGACTGCCGCTAAACCAAAGTCTTACATGCAGACTTTGCTTGATCAATCAACCGCAACCAATGACTCCTTGCACTTTAAACAGTTCCAAGGTGGAAACCATTTATGGGTTGAGTCAACTGGTTTAGACGCTGACAGAATCATGGGTCGTACTGCTGATATTCTTTTCTTTGACGAAGTTCAGAAGACCACCGGTCAAGCCATTGGAAACGCATTAAAGATTCTAACCACTGCCAAGTATGGTAGACCATCCAAGGGAGTACAAGTTTATTTTGGAACTCCAAGACGCAAGGGATCTGACTTTCACAAGATGTGGCAGACTTCTTCCCAACAATACTATTATCTTGGTTGTGAGGGTTGTGATAAACATTTCCCACTTTATACTCCAGGATCAGATGATTGGAAGAAGATTTGGATTCACGGATTCATTGTCAAGTGCCCTCACTGCGGACACGAACAAAACAAACTAGAGGCCGCCGAACGTGGCAAGTGGGTCGCTCTTAAAGATCCAGATGATGAAGATTGCCAGATGGTTGGTTTTCATATTAATCAGCTTTACATGCCAATGTTTACCAGAGAGGACATTGATAATGAAATGCCTGGTAAACATCCAATCAACACCGAGCGTGTATTCATGAACGAAGTCTTGGGAGAATTTTTCCAAGGTGATTCTAGCCCTATTACTCCAGAAGAAATTAAAGAATTTTGCAGAGACGACAGGAAGTTTGCGGCCCGTATTGTTCCAGTAAGAAATAGTATTAATCCGCAAATAGTGGTACTAGGAATCGACTATGGTGCTAGGGCAGACTTAGAGCAATTAGCGAACCCGGATAAGATACGAGCGGCAGGACAGTCTTATAGTACGGCCGTAGTCTTATCTGCCAAAGGACCAAATTTATTAAATATTGAGTTTGCTACCAAGTTCAAAAGAAATGACATGGAAAGCAAAAAGGGTCTTATTGATCAAATAATGCGACAATACAGTGTTCAATTAGCAATTGGAGACATTGGTTATTCTAATGACTTCTCTGCAATGTTGCATAATATTTATGGCGATAAGTATTTAGTTTCCCGCGCTCATAATAAGGTTAATGATCATATTAAGTTCTCAGCGGATGCTTTTCCTAAAGAATTAGTTTTTGAAAGAGACTTTTACATTGGTGAGCTATATGATCAAATGAAAAAGGGAATGATTAAATTTCCTTTTGGAGATTATGAAAAGGTTGCTTGGCTGATTGACCATTGTTGTAGCATGGAAATTAAGCCATCCATTTCTAGGATGGGAGCTGACCCAACCATTCATTATGTCAAGGGTAGTACCCCTAACGACGGTTTTATGGCTTTATTGAATGCCTATTTGGCATATAAGTTCATCATTACAAGGGGTTTCACTAATAATAATCCAATTCTTCAGCAGCAGAGTTTCGCACAACGTAATAAACCACTGGTTACGACCGCCTTTATCCCTCGTAAGTTTTAACCAAGCCCATAAATACATAAATATCTGATATATTATTAGTTAAGTATAGTATAGGGTGTGGAAATAAATGAGGATTCATGGCTATCAATAAGACTCAGAAAACATGGGTAGGACCCTCCAACTCTGAACAATACTTGGGAAATAGATCGACTTTACCACAAGTTAGCTCTCTAATGTCTCGTAGTGTGTCAGATATTAGAAGGCAGGGTATTGCCGGTGAAGTAGAAGAAGGATTATTCAGAGACGGCTCTGGACCTTCCAACAAAGAGAATGCTGCTACCGCTAATGGTCGCGTAGTTTCTTCTGTCGGTGTTCATAAATTTGCTCAAGTCGTTAGCAGTGGTGGCGGTGGTAATTTTCGTGGTGGCAGTGGCGATACCGTCAAGCAGACACCAGAAGTTTATTCTCCTCTTTGGTTAAATTCCAACCTTAACCTTCCACGTGATAGAGCTACTATCAACGCTTGGTGCCGTAGTTTTTATGCTTTGAACCCTTTCGTTCACAACGCAATTAACTTACACAGTACTTACCCAATTAGCAAATTAAATATCAAATGTCCTAACAAAGACATCGAAAAATTCTTCAATGACATGATTGAAGAAATTGATTTGATGAATATTTGTGTCCAAATTGCCCAAGAGTATTGGCTTCTTGGTGAATCATTCGTTTATGCTGAGCTTGATGAAAGCCGTGGTAAATGGAGCAGGATTCTTATTCAAAACCCAGACTACATGATTGTTAAGCGTACTGTTGTTGCCAACGAACCAATCATCATGTTACGTCCTGACGAAAACTTGAAGAAGATTGTTTTCTCCAATAGACCAACTGATATTGAACAACGCAAGCAACTCAACAATCACATCATTGATTCTGTTAAGCGTGGCGAAAATATCCCGCTTGACAATTTCCATGTTTCTCATTTGGCCCGTAGAATTAGCCCTTACGAAATTCGTGGAACCGGTCTGCCAGTCTGTATTTTCCGTCAGTTGATGCTTTTCGACAAGTTGCGTGAATCGAAGTACGCACAAGCAGACAACATGATTAATCCGCTTACTTTGGTCAAGGTTGGTACGGATGGTCCTGATGGATTGCATCCAACTTTCGCTGACTTGGAAGCCTGGAGAAACGTTTTCGAGGAAGCTCAATATGATAAAGATTTTAAGATCTTTACCCATGCCGGCGTAGCTGTTGAGCGTGTTGGATATGGCCAAGGCATCTATGACATTTCTGGTGACATTACTCAAATCATTAAAGAAATTTATGTGGGCTTACAAGTTCCACCTGTTCTTATGGACGGGGGTGCTGATACTACTTATGCGAACGGTGGTGTGGCTCTTGACGTTTTGAGACAGCGTTACATGCAATTCCGTAACATGATGTCAACCTGGCTTAAAAGAAAGATTTTTGCCCCAATCTCTAAGATTCAAGGATTTTACGACTATTCGGGTGGAGAAAAGCAATTGATCGTTCCAGATATTGATTGGAACCACATGTCATTGTTTGATGCTGGCGATTATATCAACGGTCTTGTGACTTTGACCCAGGGTGAAGACGCAGCTAAAAGAGCCTCTTTGCATACTTTGTATCGTTCTCTTGGATTAGAATTTGAAGACGAAGTCCGTAAAATGCGCAAAGAAGCAATTCAAATTGCTATTAATAAGAAAGAAAAGGCTGCTCTTGAGGCCATGGATTTGAATGCTCTTCGTTCTTTGGATGAGGAAGATGAAATTCCAGAGCCAGAAGGACAGCCAGGTCAACCAGGTGGTGGTGAAGGTCCATTACCAGGAGAAGCTCCAGGCGGCGGACCACCTCCTCCAGGCGGCGGATTACCAGGATTAGATTTAGGAGCACCTCCTCCAGGCGGTGGCGGCGGAGCGCCCCCACCACCTCCTCCACCACCGGAAGGCGGCCCACCAGCAGGCGGAGCCCCTCCTCCACCTCCAACCTAATAGTATAAATACCTATACTTATGGATAATCCTGCATAAGTTTACGGATTTTCATAAACGAAGGGTTTATCATGCAGAAAATTGCCCAAAGAAGAAGTGTTCTCAATAAATTAAGAGAAATGACCAATGTTAGCGGTATTGCTGCCGAAAAATTCTTTAATCCAGAATTTCAAAGGGTCATGGAAAGTCTTAGAGAAAAAGACGACCAAATTAGGTCTCTTGTTGCCGGCGATTCTATTGGTATGGGCGATCCTGGCAGCGATGCAGTTTCTCTAAAAGAACTCCTTAAATCTTCTAAGTCAAATTTGAATAGAAGAGAATATATGTCAGCTATTGCTGAGTTAGGACGTTTCCACAAGAAGCTTTTTGACGTAGTTCAAGAAATTGGAAAATTAGCTTTTGATGTTGACAAGGTCCATCATGAATTCCTTTTCAAAGATTTGGATGAAGAAAAGAAGCAACACCTTCAAGATTTAAAAACTAGATTTGCTAAAGAATCTAATGCCGCTCTTGTTAAAGAAGCAAGCATCATGGATTTCTTTTATAATATTGGAACCAAGAGGGGCCGCGCCCTTGCTGCTTGGGAAAAGAGATATCCAAAGCAAGTTGGTAAACTTAAGAAAGATACTGCTATGCTACAAGCTCGTTCAGAAGGCTTGTTAGCACAGGTATTATCTGCTTTGAAGGAAATGGCTTCCGCTCGTTCAACTCGTAATGTCGACGCTTACACCAAGGCCGCCGACAAGATTACTAAGTCCTACCAAGGATATGATAAGACATTCCGCGATTACTACACGGCCAATGTCAAAGGCTTTTTAGAGAAGGTTGAATTAATTTCTCCAACTGAAAAGACTGACAAGAAAGAAAATAAGGAACTTGGCTCTCAAGAGGTTCCAGTAGATAAAGCTCCAGATGGTGTTCCAGATAGCATTCCAGGCGCTCCAGATACCATTAAAGATCTAAATGGTCCACCTACAGTTGAAGAGGGTCATGGAACTGTGCATGTACCATCATCTAAGCCAAAGACCCTAAATCAGGGACCATCCTCTGCAATATGGGATCCAAAAACTCAAAGTTATAAACCAGTCAGCAGCATTCCATTTGATTTAATTCAACGCAAAACTTTACCTCCTGGAAGTGCGCCACAAACTGTTCGTACCGGACCACCTTCTGATATGCCGATGGTTTATCAGCCAACTATGCCTGCCGCTGGTGTTCAACCACCATCAACAATGCGTGGAATGCCTTCTCTCCCACAAGGCTCAATTAGAGATACAGAAATTTCTCCTGCTCCAGCTCTTTCACAACCACCATCTCAACACTCCGGTGTAGCTCCAAGAGACTCCCATCCAACCGATTTGGCTCCAGCCCCAATGATGAGTGAGCCCCCTCCAAGTGCCGGAGAAATTGAAGAATTGGGTGGTTCTAATTTGGCTCGTGTAATGAGAGAGAGTCAAACATCTAAGGCTAACATGCACAAGAGATTTTATGAGTCTCTTGAAAGTATGGCAAATGAATCACCATTAGTAATGGCTAATTACATTAAGAGATACGCTACTACCATTCAGAAAGCTGATCCAAGTGTAGCTATCCAGTTAATGCAAATTGTCAAGAGTATTAGGGGGTAAGTTATGCCAGCCGGCAAAGCTAACTTAGGACCTAATTTTTATCCCAAATTAGTTCAGGTAGCCTCTGAACTAGGAATGAAGCCAGAAGATCTGATTGCTGTTATGGTATCAGAATCTGGACTGAATCCGTCTGCCTATGAATCTAAATTCAAAGGAGCTGGACTAGTTGGATTCATGCCCGACACTCTCAAGGGTCTAAAATTCAAGGGAACTTGGGAAGATTTTACTAAGCTTTCCGGTGAAGAGCAATTGGACTGGTTGAAGAAGTTAGTTCAAGGGTATGCTGCTACTAATGGTGGCCCATTGAAGTCTGCCGCACAATACTACGTAGCTAATTTATGGCCAGTAGCTTTAAAACTACCAGGTATTAGACAGGGCGATCCAAACACTGCTTTCATTGAAGCTAATCCTGAAACGGTTACTGATAAGACCGGCCATAAATGGAGTAAGAAATATTACGACATAGGTATCAAAATAGACCCAACTATGGAAAGCAATGCTCATAAGTATAATCCTTTGTTTGATAGAGATAAGAAGGGATCTATCACTTATGGTGATATGATGAAGCAAGTAGAAATTAATAAAAGAAATCCATTATATCAAAAAGCTATGATGGCTATGAATGAGTCAACTGGATATGCTCCAGGAAAACAGGAGCCCACTATGGTCGCCGATAATTGGACTAAAAAATATCTAGAGAAGAATAAGGGAGACAATGTGTACGATGAAATGGCTAGAAAGCCTAGTGCACCTACCGCTCCATCTAACGTTTCTTCGCCTGGTCTTTTAAGTACTTTGACTAATTATTTACAACAGGTCGCGGCTTCAGAGAAAACCAACAAGAAGCTATACAAAAAATTCTTACCTGTTAATCATATGGTAATTCGCGTTGAAGCTGGAAATTTTGTCGATTCAGTAGAGTTTGCACGTATTTTGTGTTCAGCGCTACATGAGGAATTGATGGCCCGCGCTTTCACTCATACGGATGGTACGGTGGTTGAAGTCGATTGTGCAATCCCTGGACCAAGCTCCCCTTGTTTTGAGGCCGCTCAACAATTAACAAACTCGGTCGTAGATTCTTTTAAGACGGCTACTAAGAAAATTGGTGGTATTGGAGTTAAGACCCAATTTATTACCAATAAAACGTCATCTTACCAAGAAATCAGTTTAAAAACTGCAAATAATCAATACAGGAAATTCCTGCTCAAATTTATCTAAGAGGACATAGCGATGGTAACTGAACAAAATATTTTAGATGCAGTGCAGGAATGCAATAAGGATAGGGTAAAAACCTTAGCAGAGTTTTTGGTAACTGTCTTTAAAGATAAGTTTATTGAAATTTATCTTGGCGACTCTTACGAAGAAGTTAAAACAGAGCAAATTTCTACTTCTTATCCAGCCGTATTCGTTGGTAAGGTAGTTGCTGCCTATAGAGAGTGTTTGGTTATTAATTGCGCTTATATTGCTGGAAAGAAAATGGAATTAGGACAACTAATGTTCATCAATGAAAGAGCTATTAGAGGACTTAATGAAGTAGATGGTAAAGGCGTTTTTGAAGACCTATTTACCAGAAGTAAGGATTCTTTAGATATTAAGAGAAGCTTTGAGAAGTAATGAATTATGTACGATATCAATTCCATCCTACAACTAGCCAACAACTATGAAGAAAGTTGTTTACAAGGCTTGGTTAAGCTTGCCCGCATAAGGAAGCTTCCAGGAGGTAAGTATCGTGTACTCTCTGAAAAGGGTAAAAATTTAGGAACCTCCGATTCAAAGGAAGAAGCTGTCAAAAGATTAAGGCAAGTAGAATATTTTAAACACCAGGATGATAATGATGCTGAAGAAGAGCAAGTCATTGATCTAATGGGTGCTACTGATTTTTCTTTTTCTGCCATCATGCGTGAAATGCGCCAAGAGGCATCTAAAGAGCAGGTTAAACTATTCTTAGTTATGTTTAAGAAGGAATTTGATAAAGCAGTTAAGGCTAAGATTCAAAAGCCAGAGAAAGTAGCTTTACAGAATTCTTTGGTTAAATTTAATAAGAAACATAAGATTAAAGTCAAGAAGAAGTTAGTTAAGAATGCTGCCGTTAGTGAGCTAGGAGATCCAGTCATGGTAGGTAAGTACTTAGCTGACATTGTTAGATTTACTTTAAATAGAGTTCCATTAGAGAAGAGGACTAAGGCTATCGAGAGCTTGAGAAGAAAATTTTATGCTTTTAATGCAGATGAAATTTCGCAAAAGAATCTTCCACCTACTTCGGCTATTGGTCAGTCCATCACCTTCGTTAAACATGTTTTATTTAATCAGGATTCGAGATATGTCCGTGAGGTTATCAACAACTTAGTGAGTAATTTATAACATGATTCACAGGCTAAGAAAAGTAACCAAAGATCTATACCGAGGCAGCGCCCCATCCCCAAAAGATGTTCAGTGGTTAAAAGAGGAATTAGGGATTAAAAAGATCGTTAGTCTTGATAAGATTGCTGGCGATAGAATTAATAGAGCATGTAAGCTCTTAGGAATTAATCATATAGAGCTTCCTATTGAAATGGAAAATTTTAAACACTCTCTATTAAAGTTTCTTAGTCATGATCTAAAGAAGTTATTTCTAGAAGGCGGCCCTACTTACGTTCACTGTGCGGCCGGAAAAGACCGAACAGGTTTGGCTGTAGCTCTAGTTCAATGCAAGTATCTAGGCAAAGATCCTGAGAAAGCTATTGAAGAAGCTAAGTCTTTAGGATTCGGATTAGATGTTGATCCAAGACCCATCTCAACTTTTGAAAAGCTTATTAGAAAATGTAAGCCATCGAAAGATGAGAACAAAGCTGATATAGTCTCCAACGAACGAGAGTACATTGGCGATAATCGAGACTCATTCTTAGATGAGGGGCATCAGGGTTCTTTTGCTCCCTATTTAAGTGTTACGAAGCAAAATCCTATGGATGCTTTGTATAATTTCATTATGGATCAGTCTCCAACCCGTGAAAATTATCATTCTAGCAAGTCAATAAAAGAACATGATCTTCAGGAAGAAGATACTGTTCCAATGGTTGGCGTTTACGACAACGATGCGGGTGGTAGAGGCTTCGGACCCGTTGAACCAAACCCAGGTAATTTTATCTATGATTAAGAAGGCTTATGCAGTACAAATGACCTACGATGTGTCTGATGCGGAGAAAACGCAGGCAGAACAGGCCCTTTTGTATTTTGAGCATGCCGCTAAGATGCTACAGATGGCATCTGATCATTTGGATATTATGAAGACTCCCTTCAAGGATAACCCAGAAATGGATCCCCAGGAAGTAATGAAGGCTAGAGCTGCTATTAGACGATTTAGAGATAAAGCCGTCGATAATTTCAATAAGTTCAAAAAAGCAGCTTTTAACTGCGTTAATGTAATGCAGATTTTTTCATCTGATACTCAGACCTTGAAATTAATGAAATCTTTTATTTCATCAATTGATGATTTAGAAGTCAAGGTTAATAAACTTGTCGATCTTTTTGCTGATTTAGAGGCCAAGTCTTTCCCACAAGATGTAGTGAAGGCGCTTGAAGATATTCAAAAGCAGTGCGAAGAAATTGATGAAATTATTGATGAAAGAATTAAAAACCATATTCAAACTAATATCTTAGCTACAAGCTGGGTGGACAATGTTAGTACCGATCTTCAAATGAATATTGAAGAGAAAACACCACTAATTATTGACCTTTTCAACCAACGTCAGGATCAGCTTAACGACATTATCAAGGAGAAATCATCACAATCAGGTAATTAAAACCTCAGTTATAATGGGAATATTAACATATATGATTGAAGTTACTGCCGGAAATGAGAATTTTGTGGCAATAATCCATTATAATTAAGAGTTATTGTGATGCTCCCGTTTGGAGAGTAGATGTTTATAAAACACGGTGATGGAAAAATTTTATCAGTTGTCGAAACCGAAGAGATGACTGACGCGCAGAAAAAAGCTGCTAAAGATCTATCCAAAAAAGTAATCAAGACATCTGAGGAAGAAGCTGATCCTTCAGAAATGAAGAAATCAGGGAGATAAATATGTCATTTGTAAAACTAGGTGAACTGATTGAGATTAGCAGAGTAGAGGCCACGGAGTCGTGTCTTCCTGCTGTCAGCCCTGAAATTTTGGAGAACTTTAAAAAGTTTGCAGCCAACCTAAAGAAGGTTGCTCCAAAGGCAGAAGACTTTTTATACTTCTCTGCTGTCATGATGCATGCCGCTGAAGCATCTTGCCTTAATGATGATGGAACTCCAAAGCTAAACGCTAAAGGAGAGACTGTCCAAGTAGGCTGGGATAAAGCTGGTGGTACTTGGCGCTGGATGAGTAATGACCCTAGCATTAAGCCTTATAAGAATTCCAACGGAGATATCTTTCCAGAGGAAGAATTAGTAAGAGCTTATAGGAAATGGGTCGGAAAGCCTCTTTGCATTGATCATAAATCAAGTTCAGTAGATCATGTAAGAGGCTTTATTGTTGATACCTATTATGACCGCAATCTCAAGAGAGTAATTGCTCTATGTGCCTTAGACAAGGCCGGGTATCCACAATTAGCAAGACAAGTAGCTACCGGAGTTTCTAACTGTGTGTCCATGGGTACCGCTGTTGGAAAGGCCATCTGTTCAGATTGTGCCAAGGTAGCCCGTACAGAAGCTGACTTCTGTGACCATATGAGACGTAAGAGTTGCTATGGTGAAATTAACGTAGATTTAAACCCAATTGAATTATCCATTGTTGTAAATGGTGCAGATCCAAAAGCTAATATTAAACATATTATTGCTGCTGCAAATACACTAAACAGCTATGTCGAGAGTAAGCAAGAAGAGCTTAACAGAATAGCAGATTTATCATTCTCCGCCACTTTAACTGTTAATGATCCTAAAGGTCATGAAGGTGGAGGCAGTGCACAATTTACAGTAAACTCAACCGACCTTGCCAAGTTCAAGGAAGACGTTGATAAAGCTTTTGCGAAATTAAGCGAGATTAATGCCTCTGCTAAAATTTCTGAAAAAGATACTAATGATTTGGCATCGGATCAAGGCTTGGAGGAAATTCCAAGTACTGATTCTGGATTGGCTCCCCCACATGCAAGATACGCGACCGCTGAAGTAGGGGTGGACCCTATCGCTGAACTTCGAGAGGTCACAACGGCCATCGAGACCAAGTTGAGCCAAATGAAAGAAAGCTTGGATAAGTTAGCAAACACTTCTACAAACAAACAAGAGGAAAATATGTCAGGTACAAATATTAATAAGCAGGGTTATTATCAAGGCGCTGGTGGCGTAAACGAGCCTACCCCAGGTCAAGCCAAGTATCCAAAAGATCCTCTCAACGAGCAACTTCGTGAAAAAGAGGATAAGCAAATGGTGGGTCAATCCCCATTTCCAGAAGTTGGCTCCGTAGATGGTATGCACCCATCTCCAGATTCCGCCGACCCTTCTGACGAACTACAACGTAAGAAGATGCTTGCTCGTGCTGAATCCGAAGAGAGAGCTGCTCGCCGTTCTGCAATCGTGAACCTTGCTAAGCAAGCTCTTGAAAACAAGACTGCTTACTTCCAAAACGGTGATGGCAACAACCCAGGAACTCCAACTCCAGGCAAGCCAAAGTATCCAGTTGACAAGCTTGAGTACGTCCTTCGTGAGAGAGACGACAAGCACATGGTTGGTCAAAAGCCATTCCCAGGTGTTGGCCCAGTCGATGGTATGCACCCATCCCCACAATCCGCTGAAACCTCTGATGAGTTAAAGCGTAAGGAAATGCTACGTAGAGCTTCCGCATTAAGTGCCAAGTTCGTTTACGCTACCAATGAAGATGGTACCCGTAACCTAGGCGACAGTGCTTGGGAAGTTTACCGTGGTGACAAACTTATTCTAACCGCCTCTGTTAATGATCTATCTGGTGGTCGTCCAAGCAAGCTATACGGAAGTATCGCTACTAAGGAATTTGGAACTAGCTTACTTGAGAAGGTAAAGACTAGTGGAGTTGAGAAGGTAGCCGCACTTGTAAAGAGTGCACAGGCTGCTCCTCCACCTCCAGCCGCTGACGCAGGTGCTCCACCTCCAGCCGATTCTTCTGCACCAGCTCCTGATGCAGGTGCACCTCCAGCCGAAGACACTGGCAAGTCTGGTGATCCAAAGGCAGCCGCTGCTGATTTGGCAGAAAAAGTTAGAGACCTAAGTTCAGACCTTGTTGAAGCTGTTAGAGCATTAACTGGTGAACAAGCCGAAATGGGCGAGATGGAAGGCGCTTCTGCTCCAGAAATGGGCGCAGCAGCATCCTTTAGCACCTCAACCTTAAACGGATTGAGAAAAGAACTTAATGGCGCACTTACCCATGCCATGAAGGAAGCAGTTGCTAACCTAAATGACCATGCACAAGAGCTTGACATGATCTCTGGTCTTTACGACAAGGGCGCTGTAACTAACTCTAACCAAGAGTTTGTTGGTACTATTGTTGAAGATGCGCTAAATGAAGCCAAGTCTGCCGTAGCAGATGGATTCAAATTGATGACCGCTTTCGTCAAATATGCTCGTGGAACCAAAGCTATTGTCAAGCGCGCAGAAATTGAAGCAGAACTTGAAGCATTAGCTGAAGGAGAGAATATGACAGGCGAACTAGACGCCAACAATGGCGATGACTTGATGGCCATGATTTCTGACACCAACTCCGATTTGGATGCTGTCAAGGAATTAATGGCTGATGATGATAATGATCACATGGGCGAAGCACATGATGAATTAGCTGAAATGACTGGCATGGCCGTTGATGACGCAAATGACCTAATGGCAACTCCAGAAGAGTTGAAGAAGGGTCTAGATGTCAAGCCAGGTACCGAAGTAACTGTTCAGGCTTCCTTTGATTCCAGAGAAGGTCGTGCCGCACTTCGTGCCAAGCTAGCTGCCGATGCACTAGGCAAGCAAGATGACGGTGAAATTCAAGATATGTCTCACGCTAAGTTTAGCGACATGCTTGATGCAGCCGATAAGCTTGCTGATGGCCAGACTGAACTTGATGTAAAGCCATCTGATAATCTAGGAAAGGTCGAAACCTTACCAGAAGTCAACCAGGCTATGATGGAACTTGCAAAGGCTCCACCTAAGGTTCGTAAGGAAGCAGAAGCAATCCACAGACTAGTTTCTGAAGGAAAGCTTGACCCATCCGATTTGGACGCTCTAGTAGCTGAAGGTTTGGATAAGGATGCAGTTTCTTACTACAAGAAGTTCTACGGTCAAGTAGACGGTGGATCTGAGTTCGCAAGCGAACTAGTCAAGGAGCACGTTAAGGCTCAACTTGAAGAAGAACTTAACAAGTTCAAGGTCAAGATGGCCAGAGCTTACGAGATGACCTATGAAATGGTTGACCGTGGCTTAGTTGCTAATGACAGAAATGTTATCTCCGCTCACGTTGATGAGCTAATGAGCTTCAACGAAGCAAACTTCGAAACTCTTAAGAGAGTAGTTGCAAAGCATGAACCTCTACGTAGAACTGCCGGTCGTCTACCACAAGTTGGCGTAATTGGTTCTGGTGAAATCAATACTGCTGTCTCAGCAGAAGATGATTGGTCTCAATTGTCCGCAGCACTTGCTAAGACTTCCAAGAGAATGTTCTAAGCAATACAACAAAATAAATAGAGGATATTATGACTAAAAGTGTATCAGATTTTGTCGCTGCAACAATGGATGCAGTTCTAAAGAGCGAAGCCCACAAATCTTTGTTCAATACTCAATACAAGTTTGCATCAGATGAAAATGATGCAAAGTGCCCAAAGTGCGGAAGCGACGCCTGCAAGTGTGGTGACTCTGCTATGGCTGACGACCAGGATGCAAAGAAGAAGAAGGATGACTCCTCTGATTCTAGCAGCGCTGACGACAGCTTCTTTGCAGATGACAACGATGCTAAGAAAAAGAAGAAGGAAGAATCTTCATCTTCAAGCAGCGACTCTGCAAGTGCTGATGACCAAGATGCCAAGAAAAAGAAGGATGACTCTGACGACAGCTCTTACGCTGACGACATGGATTCCAGTGCAGCTTTCGATGTTGCTATTGACAGCTTGCTAACTGCTTCTGCCGCCCTTGACTCTGTTGGAATGGAAAAATCCGCTGCTTTCAGTTTGAAGCTAGCTTCTATGGTTGTTGAAGCCAAGAAGAAGGAAAAGGATTCCAAGAAAGATTCTAAGGATAAGGCATCTAAGGAAAAGGCCAAGGAAAAAGCTTCTAAGGAAAAAGAGAAGCGTGATACCCAAATGGCTAAGGACAAGGCAGCTAAGGAAAAGGCTAAGGCCAAGGAAAAAGCTGACAAGGAAAAGGCTAAGGAAAAGGCTGCCAAGGAAAAAGAGAAGGCATCTAAGTCTTCCTCTTCTTCTAAGAAGTAATTCTGAGGTAACCTATGTTTAAAAAAAGCAGCTTTGAAGACGAGATCTATCATTCGATGGAAAAGCAACTTGTTGCAAAACAAGTTGAAGATAAGCATGGATTTAGTAAGCTAGCACAAGCTGCTGATTATCTAAATGCTGCTGCCGAGATCTTTGATCAGGCCGGCATGACCGAACAAGCTGATGAAGTAACTGAAGTCTTGCAGGGATTGGCTCAACAGCTTTCCGGCAAGACTTCTTAATTTGAGGAATAATGATCAAAAAAAGTCTTTTTGAAAATGAGCTAATCCATGGAATGCAGCGCGAGCTACACTCTCATGAAAAAAAGCAAGGCATGAATAGTCTTGTTCAGGCAGTGGAGTATCTTCATTCTGCGGCTCAAATTTTTGAAGAGGCTGGCATGACTGCTAAGGCAGAACAAGTTCTTCAGATTTTATCTAAAATTGCCGCTCAGCATGATACTAAAGTAAAGATGATGCCATCAATGCAATCATTGATGGAAAATGGTGTAACCCAAGCCGATCTAAAAGGATTAGGTAAGGGTGATGCTTTTTCTAAAGCTAGAGTAAATACTGCATTTAGAAGATTAGGATATACTGATAAAGAAATTGCTTCTTTCATTGGTAGACATAATCTTATGAGTGAAGAAGAAGCTGCCGAATTAATGAATCCAGAGGGCTCTCCTCAGAGATTCATGTCATGGATCGAGAATCCAATGGCTCCAATTGATCCGAATAGACCATCCGAATCTGAAAATTTTCAACAAAATGTTTCTCAATGGATGGCTAACCCTGGTCCAGTCGGAGTTCAACCCGGTCAAGAAATTGAGATGCAAAGTCTTCTCAAGCAACCAAAGCAAGATGATAAGCCAAGTCCAGATGAATTAGTTTTCAAGAGCATTGCTCAAGAATTAGGGCTTGATGATAATGATGTTAGAGGAAAGCCACATAAGCCAAAGAATCCGCTTTCAGTGAGTGATTGGCATACTAAGGGATTGACGCCAGAGAAAATGGTGGAAAACCTTAAGCATCACGGCACTGAATTCAATATGGCTGATGATAATAATGTTGACGTTCCTCAACCAAAATCTTTTGATGAATTTTACAAGAAATGGAAGGCTCATAAAATGATGGAAGAGGGCATCGAAGAGCCACCTCCAACTGTCAGACAACCATCCAGCAGACCAAAGCCAAGACCAGATTTTGGTGATTTAGAAGGTCTTATTGTAATGGATGATGCTCAATCTGATGACATTTTGAATGCTGAAATTGATGAAAAACCATCATCAATTCACGATGGTAGTTCAGGTGAAACCTTTGAGGATAGCGACTAATCTGTTATATAGGTATGAGAGCGGTATACGTAGAAAAGGATTCTCATGCTAAGATTAGTACAAGTAGGTAATACACTTCCATCCAATTTTATAGTCGATCCCTCCGCTGAATTTCAGCCGGGTCAAATCGCTGAATTAACTGTTATTGGTAATCAAGTAATGGCTACCGTTAGTAACGGAACTGCCCCCATTGGTATTATTGACGATATTAAAACTAAAGCATTTACCAACGTTTCTTGGAATGAAGTTGTTATTGTTCCTGCTGTTGGTGTCCCAGGCCCCGGTGGAAGCATAGTGACTCCCATTGATATTAAAGCGGAATTAAAAAAACCTAATATAGTAAAAAGCAGCTTTACATCCACTGTCAACGTTGTTTTGAATCCTGTTAATGGTGTAATTACATTCATAGCTGGTACTCCATTAAATTTCGATTTAACAGGATCTGGCTCGCCCAATGCTATTAGAGCAATTGTAAATTATACTTATCAAGTAGCTAATATTCCCGGTGATGATAGCACTCAGGGTTCTGGTAGAGTAACTGTTTGGTTTAATAGAATGTTTTTTCAAACCGACCAGTATGAAACAAACCAGCAATACCCAGTCCGTGCTAATTTATACGTTAGTGAGACGGGCTTCTTGACTACTAGAAGACCAAGCAGCGTTCATCCTGCTGTAGCGATGGTTACAGCCCCACCAACGCCAATGAACCCAATGATTGAAGCTTTGTGGTTCTAAGGCAGTAATTTAGCTGCATATTCTTTTATTTAGTAGAAGCTTTCTATAATCTCGCATATTATAGAATAAATCCACCTATTGAGGCTACTTATGACTTTTAAGCATGTAAAATTTCAAGATTCCGCTGTGATGCGCTCTTTAGAGAAGGTTGCAAGGGAAAAGGGCCTTGTAAAGGAACAAGACCTTGTTAAGACTGCCTCTATTACTAAGAAGGCCGATCTAACCCCTTCATCTACGCTTACGGCTAATCTTATTAAGCTTTCTGTCGGCCTTAGAGAGGCCGGATTTGACAAGTATGCTGATGAAGTTGAAACCAAATTTATGGCCTTTAAGCAGGCCGATACCCTTTATCAAACTTCCAAAGAAAAGGGCGAAGACTTGGTTGAGGAGGCTCACCCAAAGGGAAGTCACAAGCTTGAAGGCGTAGATGCCGATGAAGCTGTGTTTGAAACCATTCTAGACCAACATCTTCAAAATATCAAAATGATTGACAAGATGCCAACCGGTAAACTTGCCTCTTCTGCTGAAATTGTTAATGCGGTGAAAATGGTTTTAGGACAAGATTGGAAACCTTATCCTGATCCTAAGCCTCGTCCAAACTACGGGCCAACACTTCCTTTCAAACTTGATTTGGGACCAGCTCCTAAAACAGATCCTCTTGAGATGAAGTTAATTTCTAACCCACCTTGGAGTGATGGTAACAGAGCAAATGCAAGATACATCAGTGAAACTTTGGGTGGAGCTATTGGACCACTTGGTAAAGTAGTAACTTTATTGGATCAACTTGCTCAACTAGCATCAGATGATAGATTTCCTAAAGAAGTAGCACCAGCCGTTAAAACCGGTAAGGAATATTTAGTTACTTTCGTAAGTGAGTATATGCAAGCATGTAAATCTGCTTTTGATAAAGCAAGAGCTTTAGAGTTACAAAGATTAAAGAATGTTGATGATATTGAACAAAGCAAAGTTACTTTTTCTGAGGTTGGTGGAAACTTTAAGACAGGACATCTTGGAAAGTCAGCTATTGGAAAAGCAAATTCGTTCACAGAAATTCTTAGCTCACTCAATAATATGAAGCGAGGTTTGGGAAACTTAATTTATGATAAGTTTTCTCCGGGATTTGATTTTGATGAACCTTACATGCAAAGTGTTAAAAATAAAGCTAATTCATTATTTAGTGAAATCAGAAGCGCTCTAGGCGGAAATGCAGGGGCTTAAATGAGTAATGAGAGACTTAAAAAGCTTGTAGCTGAAATAAAAAAAGAGGCTCAGTTTGCACAACTAGGTAAAGCTAAGGCTACACCTGGTGCTACTGGTCCTGCGACCGTTCAACCGGTTAAGGCACCCGCCAATAATACTGGTGGCGCAAATCAACCAGCTCCAAAGGCCGATTATGGTGGAGCAGAAAATATGCTAGGTGGAACAGCACCTGCCCAACAACGCCAGAATACTGGTGGTGGTGGCGGTGGTCATGCTGTTGCTCCAAGTGCAGCACCAGCAATTAAGGAAATGCAAAAGTCAATTCAGAATTTTGCTAAAGTTGCAGTTGATTACAAGACTAAATTTACCCAGGCTCCAGATCCGAAAAATCCTAAGAAGACCGTCACCAAAGAAGTTCTAGTAGAGAACGATCCTAGAAAAGATTTTAATGACTTTATTGCCGAACAGTATACGAATGGCTCTTCTATTCATGGAGTAGAATTTGATCCAAACCCAGACGCTGTGGATAGGGCTGATAAAAAACCAACTGATAATATTGAGATGGATAATGTTTTAGATGGCCTTCGAAGAATTGGTTCTCCAAAACCAGGAGAGAAAATTCCGGATGGTGTTTGGGATTTTAGAACTCAAAATGCAGTCATGGATACATATGCCCTAGCTGATGCGTTGGTGCAAATTACTACCTTTATGGGAACGGTTGCACAAAAAGCTAGCCATACTTTTACGGCTAAGGATTTAGCAAGATTTGCTAGCGTTATCCCTAAGGTAAAAGAATATCCAGCAACATCCAAATCCAATGTGTTTTTAAGTAAAGTATCTCAAGCAGAACTGGGTAAGAGTGCCGAAGTAATCACTGAGATAGTTGATAAGCTATCATATTTTTATCAGTATTTCTATAAGTATGTTCTTAATCATCCTGCTTATAAGGCTGCTATTTCCAAGCAATCACCAATGATTACGGCTAAATTGGGCGGAGAAGATCCCGGACAAATCAAACCAGAATATAAGTCAGTAATGAACAATTTAGGTGCAGCTAATTTATTCAATGTAACGCTTCCATATAAAGGAAGCAGCCCTAATGCAACATATACTTTTCCTCAGCTTTCATTGGCAAATTTTAAAGACCAAGCTTCTTTTAGGCAGTTTATGATGCAGTCTCTTAAGTATGATGAAAATGATATAAAGAATCCAGATATTATAGCTAAAGTTCTTTCAGGATTAGCTACACATATCAAGAATACTTTAGCTAATGAGCCGCTTCCAGTACCACCAAAGCCTAAAACGGATATGAGTACACCTGTATTGAACACAAATTCTAGAGGCAATGCTACAGCATAAGGAACTAAATAATGAGTTTCATCTATGACGATAAAAAATTACTAAAAGATCTTTTGGTGTCTGGCGCTACCTCTTTAGTTAAAGAGGCCCAGAACGCAGCCAAGAGCACCGTTCCGCCTACAGATTTTCTTACTTATCATGCGGCTCATGCTTTAGTTACAAATCTACAAAGACAATACAACACTGCCGATGCTCCCGCCAAAGGAAACCCTTTAGGTCTTGAGCAGGGTGCCGATCCAAACAATCTAACTGCCACTCCAGAGAATTTAAGAACTCTTGGCGACTTCATTTTGTGGTGCGCTGCTAAAAAGTTTACTTGGGAAGGTAAAAGATTTGCCTGGTCCCCAGACGAAGCACATCCAACGCAAGCAGATGACCCAGATATTTGGGATTTCGAATCTATGCGTAGCGATAGATCAAGAGAAGAAATAACTCGCCGTCCAATTAAGGTACCAGCCGTTGCTAACGTTAAAGCACTGACCGAATACTTGGTGTATTTGAGAGATAACGAAAAGAGTAATGCTACCAAATTGATGTTGAGCAAAATGATTGGTGAGCTAAATGGTTATTTAGTAACTGCTCAGCGCCCACCTGTTGATGCCGTATCCAAGCCAGAACAAAAGGCCGAATTTGATCCAAAGGATGTTGTAGACGGATTTATGAGTGACACTCTTGGTGAAGGCGACATCTTCGAAGGAACTAGAGGATTCCCACATTTTGATAGGGCTACTCGCAAATTACTAGCAAGTGACATTGCAGATTCTGGCGCATTTATGGCCTGGCTAAGCAATATGAAGGTAGTATTACCAGCCGTAGATAAGAAACCAGCAACTACTATTAGCGCCACGCAAGCTGATAGCGATGCCCCATGTGTTGCTGTTAATGTACTGTATCGTAGAGCACAATGGTTAGCTCAATATGGAGCCGCCGCTGATAAGCAAAAGGCTAATTACAGCAAACTAGCAGCTAAATATCTAAAAATTGTTCAAGAATATGGTAGCAAGTTAACTGGAGCTAATGGAAAGCCTTGCGCTGTTGTCACTCCTGGAACTACTCAACCAGGCGCTCAGCCAGGTCAGCAACCAGGAGGACAACCAGGTCAGGGCGGACAGGTTACACCAGAAATGTTGGATCCTGTTATCAGAGCAATGCCTCTAACTTTGGAAGCTGTTGATTTGAATAGAATCCTTCAGTTCTTTGAAGCTTACAAGGCCCTTACACGAAATGCTAAGAGCCCACAGGCCGCTCAAGTCCAAAGCTCTGCAACTGCTGTAGTTCAAGAAATTGGATTAATTAACTCAGATTATTTGAAAATGTCTAAGGTTAATTTTGGATTACTAGTTGGACCAGAGGGAATTACCACCTGGCTAAAAGATCCGCCTCGTCAATATGTCACCTTTCTTGATACACTAAAGAAGATTGTACAAATTACCGAAGCTACTATTCTATTGTTCTATCAGACATATGCCATCTCTCGCGATGCAACTTCTGAAAAAGCAAACTTCAATAGCCAAGAAATGGCAGTTATTAGTAATCAAGCTACTATTGCCAAAGATAATATGAGAAAATTGGACGATTTACAAGATCGTTCCAATGAGGTTATTAGGTTTAAAAGATGACCCACACCAACAGTGAAATTAGTTTTATAGTTGATACTATGATAGTGGAAACACTATTATCCGATGAGGGTTTGTCTAAAACTGCTCAAGCGGGTAGTGCTATTTCATCACTGATTGATAAAGTTAAAGGGTATGTTGGCAACAACATTAATCCGGAAGACAAAACTGGTAGCTTATTAAATCTATTAGCTCCAGGCGCCATTTCCATTGCCTTTCGTGCAATGGGCTTGGGTTGGCTTGGAATACTTTTTGGTTTAGCTATGAGAATATTCCATATTGATGTTGGTAGTATTCTTCAGTCTATTTGGGATAAATTAAAGTCAGCGCTAAGTGGTGGGAAACAAGTTTCCTCATCAGAAGTTGATGGAATGGTTGCATCATCTGTTCAGGAGCATAATAAAGCACCAACTGAAGATGAAGCTGAGAAAGCCGCCCAAATGCTAGAGCAGAAGAAATCAAGCAGACAATTATTTCGTGATGCGAAGCTTCTTAAACTAGCAATGATTGAATTTGAAAAAGACAGCATGAGTTTTACAAAAGAAGCTGCATCTCCTTTCTTTTCAATGTTCAGTAGTCGTAAGGGTGCAACCGCTAACCTATTAGGTAAAGTATTGGGATGGGTATTTAAGATCGCTATTGCATCAGCAGGTTTAATGGTTGCTGGTGATGTGGTCAATAAGTTTTTGGATAGACCAAACGCATTGGACAATACAGTTCAAAAAGGAAAGCCTGTTAGTGATACGGCAGCCCCAACTACCGCTCCAGCGGCCCCAACTTCCACACAAACTAAATTCAAAGTTAATACAAGTTACCGAAATGAACAAAAAAATGTAAATCGTGTTTGGGCAGAAGCTGTTCCAAATAATGAGTCTTCTATTGAGACCATGTTAGTTATGTTTGCTAAAGAAGTATATTCTGGACTAGAAGGTAAAGAAGCTCTCATTCGATCTTCTCCAGCCTTTCAAGTTATAAAGAGTAGAATTGTTTCAAATAACAAAGTATCAGAGGGAGACAATATTGTTTTAATCCCTAGATATTTTACTTCCAAAAAGCAGATTGTGGACATGTTTATTGATGACGTAGCCGAAAAAGTGGCATAACCGGGCATATTATTACAATTAATCTATGGTGAGCAAACAATGAGTAGAAGTGAGATTTTCGACAGTTTTGTCAAGATAGCCCAAGAAAAAGGCATGATCTCCAATGATTCTAGCGAAGCTAAGAAAAAGCTAGAACAAACTGGTAGAGCTGACTCCTTGGATGCCTCCGCTATTGAAGCGTTGTACGGCGTCAAACCAGATGCTCCAAAGAGCATGGAATATAAAAAGAACATTATGGAAGTTGCTCACCCAAATTCCGTAGTGGTATCTCCTTCCTATGATAAGTTAAATGGTCTTGTTGAGAGCGAAATTGAGAGACAAAACATCAATTTACATATCGTTCACAAGACTCCAGATGGACTATCTACACATCGCAAATATGCCGAAAAAGAATTAGTTCTATCTCTTGTTAGAATTGGTAATGATCTTGATAATAAGAATCAAGATGAGCTACGTGTATTGGCTGATACTTGTTTAGAGCAAGTTAATCAGGGCCAACTAAAGAAAGAGGCCATCGGCCCTTTAGCCATAGTTGCCATTGTGGCAGTTGCTTTGGGTGCTATTTACGCTCATCAGCATTTACCAAATCTTGATAAAGGTTTGCAACAGAACGCTGAAAGACTTAAGGGCGAACTAGATGACTTCTTAGCCAGCAGCGTTTCTTGGGGTGTTGGTCATGAATATGATCAAGAGCTTAAACAAGACGTACAAGGTTTAAAGGCTAGATTAAATGCATTTATGACGGCCTATGATGCCAGCCAGGGAGCCATTAGAGAGCTAGAAAAGCCAAGAGACGCATCTGAATTGATGCAAATTGCTCAACAACCAAAAACTCAGACCGTTCTTGCAGCTTATAAGAATTTACAGTCTTTGATTTATAATATGTCTAGCTTCATGGATCAAGTAGAAGCTAATTTCAGTTCCACTGCTTATAAAACTCGTCATACCAAAGATAAGGGATTTTTAACTTCTCTTGTTGAAGATACTCACTTAGTTGGAGGTAAGACTTCTTTATTGGCAGATGATTTTGAAGATGTAGTAAGGGCTATTTCTCCATTTAAATCTTCCGTTGCGGAAATTCTTAAGATGCTTAAAGATGCGAAATCAATTGAAGAAAAAGCCTCAAGTGATTTAATTGCGGCCCAATCCAAGGCTAATAAAGATTTTGGCTCTGAATATCAGAACGTTCCTTATCAAGTTCCACCAGGAAGCAAAACCCCTGGAAATGTAATGGTTTCCAACAAACCAGATGATGATTTGGATAACGCTCTTAAAGAATATGGAATTCCAACATAATTAAATGGAATTTAAATCACTTTTTTACCAAAATCTGGTAATAAGGGAATATGTTTGTTAGATTTTGTAAGTTTAAGGTGTAAGTAACCAACATCACGTTAATGTGATATTGAGATTATAGGAAAATAAAATGTCTCTAAAACTATTGCAACCAGGCACTCAGCCATTAGGTCAGTTTGACGGTTATGATGCAGCATCCTTGCTACTTAAGGGTGGTGAAGTTGTTACTATCAAGGGCTACCCAGCCGCCAGCTCCGATAAGGCTGCTTATGATGTATTCCGTGACGGATACGACAACTCCGGTTCTGTTGAGCACCGTCCAGTTGTAACTCTAGCTACTTCTGGTAGCGACCGTCCATTGTTCTTGGCCGATGAAGGTATCACTGGATACGGAACCCTATTCGGTTCTGTTGTTGGTGGAACTGTTGGTCAACAGGTAACTGGCGGTGCGGTCCTTGGACCTCACACTGCAACTGGCTCTGGCAAGGTAACTTGCTGGGACAAGCAGGGTCTATATGCCGTCTCTCTTGACGCATGTGACACTAACGCTACTACCGGTCTTCAACCAACCAACGTTACCCTAGGTATCGGTGCAGCTCTTAACTTTACCTCTGCTGGTCTTTTGACTCCAGCCGCTGGTACTGGAACCACCGTAGCTCGTTTCCTTGGATTCGAGACCAACGGTTCTTTGGTAACCACTCCAAGCAACTTGGTACAGGCTCTTAACACCACTACCAAGCAGTTTGCGTTTGCAACCTTCTGGTTCAGCCCACCAGTCTAATTGATTAATTAGCTGACTGAATAAAGTTCAAGTGTTTTATGGATTAACGTTCATAGAACACTCTATCACACGAGAGTGTGTCGCTGGTAAGACTGGCAAAAAATTCCACTAGGAGACATTATGAATATGTTTAACAATCATGGCGAAATGAACGCC